AGTGGGAAGTCATTGAGTTGCCCGCTATATTACCTTCAGGCAATCCTTTATGGTCACAATTCTGGAGTATGGAAGAGTTATCGGCACTAAAAGCTGAACTGCCAAACAGTAAATGGATGGCACAGTATCAGCAAGACCCCACTTCTGAAGAAGGTGCATTAGTCAAAAGAGAATGGTGGAGAACATGGGAAGGTAGAAACCCTCCCCAATGTGAGTTCATAATCCAATCTTGGGATACGGCTTTTATGAAAACACAAAGGGCTGACTTCTCTGCTTGCACAACGTGGGGTGTCTTTTACACAGACGATAACAGTGATGGCACTTTTAAACCTAATTTAATATTACTGGATGCTTACAAAGAAAGGCTGGAGTTTCCAGAATTAAAATCAAAAGCAATGGATAAGTTCAGGGAATACAGTCCCGATGCATTTATTGTAGAAGCAAAAGCAGCAGGTATGCCTTTGATATTTGAATTAAGGGCTATGGGGATACCTGTTCAAGAATACACACCCAGCAGGGGTAACGATAAAATATCTAGGGTTAATGCCGTATCTGATTTGTTTCATTCAGGTGTTGTTTGGGCTCCAGAAACCAGATGGGCAGAAGAAGTTATCGAAGAATTTGCTGGCTTTCCTAACATGGAACACGATGATTTAGTTGATAGCAGTACGCAAGCTTTACTCAGATACAGACAAGGTGGCTTTATTTCTTTAACAAGCGATGAAGAAGATGAACCTTTCGTACAGAATCGTATTGCTAATTATTATTAAAAAATAAATTTTAAAAGGAAAAAAAATGGCTAAAATGACAGAAGCAGCTACAAAGAAAATGATTAAAGAGTTAAAAATGGCTTCTCGTTTACATGCAGGTCAAGCAGCTAAATTAGAAAAAACTTTACAAAAATCTAAAACTAAAAAGAAATAATGTTTTTTTTATTAATAAACATTCTAAATCAGAGGATTTGACTTGGCTATTGAAAGACAACCTGCTACTCCTATTGAGGGCACAGTAGAGCAAGACCCAGAAGAACTAGAGATTTTTATAGAAAATCCAGATTCTGTAGCCATCGAAACCGATGATGGCGGGATGATTATTGATTTCAAACCTGATGCACCTGAGACAGATGAAGCTGAGTTTAATTCTAATCTAACCGATTTTATTGATGATAATGAATTAATTTCACTTGGCAATAAACTAATCTCTGATTATATGGGTGATAGAGATTCCCGAAAAGAATGGGAAGAAACCTATATGAAGGGCTTAGATCAACTAGGTTTGAAGATAGAAGAAAGAACAACACCTTGGTCTGGAGCTTGTGGTGTATTCCATCCAATGCTAAGTGAAGCAGTAATACGTTTTCAATCACAATCTATATCTGAAATGTTTCCAGCTCAAGGACCAGTCAGAACAAAGATTGTTGGCAAGATCACAGAAGAAAAAGAAAAACAATCACAAAGAGTAGAAGATTACTTAAACTACTTACTGACATACGAAATGTCAGAGTACAGAACAGAAACAGAAAAGATGTTGTTCTCTTTGCCTTTGGCTGGATCAGCATTTAGAAAAGTTTATTATGATTCTAATATGGGCAGACCTTGCTCTATATTTGTTCCAGCAGAAGATGTGGTTGTTAACTACGGAGCAACTGATTTAATAACTTGTGAAAGAATAACGCATGTTATGCGTAAATCAAGCAACGATATACGCAAGATGCAGGTCAGTGGTTTTTACAGAGATGTAGAACTACCAGAACCAGACTCTAACACCTCAGAGATAAATAAAAAATACAACGAACTTACAGGTGAGTCGAGCACCTATAACTATGATGATCGTCACACTCTGCTTGAAATGCACGTTGATCTTGACCTAGTAGGATACGAAGATACAAATGAACAAGGTGCTCAAACAGGTATAGCTTTACCTTATGTTGTTACCCTTGATTATCCTAGCGGCACTGTACTTAGTATTCGTAGAAACTGGTACGAAGATGATATGCAGAAAAACAGAAGGATGCATTTCGTTCATTACCAATATCTACCCGGATTAGGATTTTATGGATTTGGTTTGATTCATATGGTCGGGGGATTAGCTAAATCAGCTACATCTATATTACGACAGTTAGTAGATGCAGGTACTTTATCTAATCTACCGGGCGGTTTAAAAGCCAGAGGTCTTAGAATCAAAGGTGATGATACACCGATTATGCCGGGTGAATTTAGGGATGTAGATGTGCCCGGTGGTGCAATACGAGATAACATAACCTTCTTACCGTACAAAGAACCATCAGGAACGCTATTCACATTACTGCAAAACATAGTAGAAGAAGGTAGGCGTTTTGCTAGCATTTCGGATATGAAAGTATCTGATATGAATAATCAAGCACCTGTTGGTACTACATTAGCTTTACTAGAAAGAAACCAAAAAGTAATGAGTGCTGTGCAAGCTAGGCTTCACGCCTCTATGAGAAAAGAATTTGATATATTGGTAAACATCATCAAAGACTTTACTGAGCCTTCATACCCATACGAAATGGATGATAATGAGTTTATTAAAGTTGAAGATTTTGATAGAAGAATAGATGTGTTACCAGTATCTGATCCAAATGCAGCTACAATGTCTCAAAGGATCATGCAGTATCAAGCTGCTATGCAACTAGCTCAACAATCACCTCAAATGTATAACTTGCCTGAGTTACATAGGCAAATGCTTGAAGTGCTAGGTATACGAAACGTAGAAGATATTGTACCCGATCAAGATGATATTAAACCTGTTGATCCAGCTACTGCGGTACAGAATTTAATTAATGGTGTGCCTGTTAAAGCATTTTCATATCAAGACCATGAAGCCCATATTGCTACAGTGGTAGCTGCGCAACAAAACCCAGAAATATTGCAAATGGTAGAAGCATCGCCTACTGCTCAATCAATACTGGCATCTGCATCTGCTTACATAAATGAGCATTTGACAATGCAGTTTAGAAAAGAAATAGAAAGAGAGATGGGTTCAGAGTTGCCGCCTGAAGGTGAGCCGTTACCAGCAGATGTTGAAAAACGTCTATCAACCTTGGTAGCAGAAGCTGCAAGAAGGGTCACAGCAACCTCTCAAGCACAAGCAGAACAAGAACGTATAGCACAGCAACAACAAGACCCATTGATACAAATGAAAGAAAGAGAAGTGGCTATCAAAGAAGCTGAGGTTCAGCGCAAGATTCAAGAGGGTCAACAAAGATTACAACTTGATGCTGTGAAATCTAAGAACAGAGATTTGATTGAAAAAGAAAGAATACAATCTCAAGAGGATATGGCAGCAGCTAGCATAGGACAGCGAGTTGCTAGCGATTTGCTAGAGAATCAGCAAATAGAAAATGAATCTGCAAGAAAAGAATACTTAAAAGGACTTGACATAGGAATAGAAATAGCGAAAGATAGCAATAAGAATGAATAATAATATCGCAGAGCAAGCAGAAAAAATGGAGAGAGCATCTCTTTCTGAGTTTTTGAAAAACCGTCTGCGAATGATTATGAATCAACATGCCGATCATATTTCTACAGGTGCTTGTAAGGATTACAGCGACTATCAGAAAATGGCTGGGATAATAGAAGGTTTGGCTTTGGCTGAACGTGAATTATTAGATTGGGTGGAAAAAAACATCCGAGAATAAGGAACTCGACTCCTAAAGGTCGTGCAATATGAGCGAAGAAGATTTAAAAAATATTCCAGAGCCAGACAGTGTTGAAAAACCTGTGGTCGGAGATGATGTTAAAAGTCAGCTACCAGAACCTAAAGGTTGGAAAATACTTGTAGCTATGCCTCAAGCAGATGAAAAAACAAAAGGCGGTATAGTCAAGGCATCACAAACAATTAGAGATGAAGAAATATCTAATATTTGCGGATATGTTTTAAAAATGGGCAATGAATGTTATCAAGAGAAAAACAGATTCCCTACTGGTCCTTGGTGTAAAATCGGAGATTGGGTTATCTTTCGTGCTTATTCTGGCACTCGCATGAAAATGTATGGACAAGAGTTTCGTTTAATTAACGATGATACTGTTGAAGCAGTTGTTGATGATCCTACAGGAGTAGTAAGAGCATGAGTGAAGCAGAAATTATAAACGAAGAGCCTATTGAAACTGAACCATCAGTATCCAGTGAAGATAAATTTTTTGGTGTTACCACAGAAATAAATACAAATCCTTCTAAAGAAATAGAAGTTGAGATTATAGACGATGTTCCAGAAGAAGATCGTAAACCCAAAAAGGCAAAAACTGCTGAATCTAATGTTGAAAATGATGATGTTGACAGTGAAATAGCTAATTATAGTCAAAGAGCTGCAGATCGTATCAATCAAGTAAAGTACGAATATCACGAACAACGTAGAGCAGCAGAGGCACAAGAAAGATTAGCAAAAGAAGCAGCCACAAGATTACAGACTGTAATGCAAGAAAATCAGCGATTACAGCAAATGGTACAACAAGGCGGTGAAGCCCTTAACAAAACAGCGTACAACAATGCTTTATGGGCTAAACAAAGCGCCACACAACAATACAAAAAAGCTTATGAAGAAGGCGATGCTGATGGCATGGCTAAGGCTCAAGAGCTTCTTTCAAAAGCAACTTTGGCAGAACAACAAGCTGGACAGACTGCACAACAAGTGCAAAGTCAAATTCAAGCTAATTTGCCAGAAATAGAACAACAACCAGAACAAGCCCCACAAAGACAACTCGATCCAGATATGGAAAAGTGGGCAAACAATAATCCTTGGTTTATGGGACAAGAACCATTTCAAAGAGAAATGACATCCTATGCTTTAACTATGGATCAAAGACTTCGCAATAGAGGCATACTTCCTGAAACAAAATCAGACGAATATTATGCTGAAGTTGACAAAGCAATGAGAAAAGAATTTCCAAGTTTTTTTGGTGTTCAAGCTACTAATGATTCAGAAATGGTCATTGAAAAAGAAACACCTAAACGACAACCTCAAACGGTTGTTGCATCCGCAACGAGGGATAGCGGAAACAAAAAACCCACGCAAATACGACTGACGAAAACTCAAGTTGCTTTAGCTCGGCAACTAGGGATAACGCCAGAGCAATACGCAAATCAATTACTGAAGGAGACATGATGTCAGAGCAAGACAATACTGTTCAAAAGACAGGAGGCTCTAATCAGAAGTCTCAAAAACAAGAGCGTAGCCCAAGGGCTTTAGACAGCAGAGAAGCTGCTCAACGAATACAAAGTTGGGAAAATCCCACAAATCTACCAGACCCTGCAAAACAAGAAGGATGGGTATTTAGATGGATCAGAACTGCCACTTTAGGCAATACTGATAACACTAATGTATCAAGAAGATTTAGGGAAGGATGGGAACCAAGTCGATTGGAAGATCATCCAGAACTACAAAATCAAATGATGGATCATAATTCTGAGTGGGCAAAGAAAGGTAATATTGAGATTGGTGGGCAATTATTATGTAAAATGCCAAAAGAGATTGCGGAAGCAAGAAACAAACATTTTTCTGATGTTGCAAAAACACAGATGGAATCAGTAGATAACATCTATTTTAAAGACAATGATCCTCGTATGCCTAAAGGTATATTCGAAAGGAAAACGAGATCATCCTTTGGTAAAGACTCATAAAGTCTTAACATAAACTAATTAGTCGATAGTATCGACAGGAGACAATCATGGCCGCAACAGCAACTCCTCATGGAGCATCGCCTGTAGGGTCGTTAGTGTCTTGCGCATACAATGCTAAGGTTACGCACTATAAAATTAAAAACGCTTTTGGAACATCAATTTTCTATGGTGATTTTGTAAAATTTGGTGACGATAACCCAAATACAACTATTCAAAAGGATACAGGAACTACTTCTGCTACTCCTATAGGTGTATTCCTTGGATGTGCTTACACAGACCCAACAACGAAACAATTTACAACCAATAATTTCTATCCAGCATCAACTGCTGCAGATGACATAGTAGCTTATGTCGCTTCTGACCCATTCTTGATTATGCAAATGCAATCAGACGAAGCTCTTACTCAAGACGATCTTGGTAAGAATGTCGCCATAGTGCAAACAGCAGGATCAACGACTATTGGTCGAAGCAGAAATGCAGTAGATGGAAGTACGGCAGCAACAACTAACACACTACCTTTGAAGATCATTGACTTTGTTGATGGTCCAGATAGTGCTGTAGGTGACAGCTTTACTGACGTACTAGTAATGTTTAACGTAGGACATCAGTTGTTAAATACAACTGGTATCGGTTAAGGGAGATAAATTATGGCAGCTATATCGAGAGCGCAAGAGCTCAAACAGCTTCTCCCCGGACTTAATGCTCTGTTTGGAGATGAATACGCAAATTACGAAAATCAACACGAAGAAATCTATGTAACTGAAAACTCTGAAAGATCATTTGAAGAAGAGTTGAAGCTATCTGGATTTGGTCAAGCACCTGTAAAAGATGAAGGTTCAGCTATCACTTATGATGTTGCACAAGAATCTTTTGTGGCTCGCTACACACACGAAACAATAGCAATGGGCTTTAGTATTACAGAAGAAGCTATGGAAGATAATTTATATGTAAGTCTTTCTGGTCGTTATACAAAAGCACTTGCTCGTGCAATGGCATACACAAAACAGGTCAAAGCAGTTTTCCTACTCAACAATGGTTTCACAAACAGTTTCCAATCAGGTGATGGTGTGAATTTGTTCACAGCTTCAGGTGATGGAGTAACTGGTGGTGATGGACACCCTCTTGTGAGTGGTGGTAAGAACTCAAACCGACCAACAACAGGCGCTGATTTGAACGAAACATCATTAGAAGATGCGATCATTCAAATTGGTAAATTTGTTGACGAAAGAGGTCTTAAAATTGCAGCACGACCTAGAAAGTTAATCGTACCTTCTGACCTTCAGTTTGTTGCAACACGATTGCTACAAAGTGAGTTCAGAACTGGAACGGCTGACAATGATCTTAATGCAATTAAGACAAACGGTGCAATACCAGAAGGTTATGTAGTGAATAACTATTTAACTGATACAAATGCTTTCTTCCTAACAACAGATGTACCTGACGGCTTGAAACATTTCGTTAGAAGCCCTATGACTACATCTATGGATGGAGACTTTGATACTGGTAATGTGAGATACAAAAGTAGAGAAAGATACAGTTTTGGTGTATCTGATCCACTTGGTATTTTCGGTTCACCGGGTAGTTCGTAAGAACATAAGGGAGGCTCTTAATAGGGTCTCCCTTTTTTTATATCTAGGGTTATTAAATTTCTCTATCAACTGACCTAGCAGACATTTGCCAAGATGATAGAGTTTTTCTTTTTTGGAGAAATAAATGGCTAACACAACTTTTAACGGACCAGTAAGGTCTGAAAACGGCTTTACAGTCGTTTCTAAAAATTCAACAACAGGTGCTTTCACCACTGAATTTACTTTAGATGGTGATGGTATGAAAGTTACACCTATCGCTTTAACTGATGCTGATACAACGCTAACAGCAACAGCTAATGGTGGTCGTACTAATGTAGTTCCAGCTATTACAGCAGACAGAACTCTTACATTGCCAAGCCCTGCTGCTGGTGTTTACTTTAAATTTATTTATGGTGGTGCAGCAGAAGAAGCTCAAAATCTTATTATTGATACAGGTTCAGATACTAATTTCTTTATAGGTGGAATTATTCATTTAGATTCTAATGCAGACAATGTTTCTGTTTACGCTGATGGTAACTCTAACTCTATATTAACTCTTACAGATTTTGGTTTGTTTGAAATTAACATTTTAGGAAAAGATAGCACTAATTGGTACATTTGGGGTAATCAAGAAGGTGCAGACGTACCAGCTTTTACTGACCAATCTTAATAAGGAGTAGATAATGGCTGATGCAGTAACTTCACAAACTATTCAAGATGGACCAAGAAACGCTATTATGAAGTTTACCAACGTCAGTGATGGTACTGGCGAATCTGCTGTTGCTAAAGTAGACGTATCTGCTTTGGCATCTAATGCGGAAGGCATTGCCTGTTCTGAAGTTCGTGTTATGAGAGTAAGTCATGCTATTGTAGGCATGTCTGTTCAATTATTTTTTAATGCTTCTACCAATGTTTTACTTATGGAATTAGCTGAAAGTAGTAATGGACACATGGATTTTAAAGATTTTGGTGGTATTCCAAATAATGCAGGTAGTGGAAAAAATGGAGACATTCTTTTTACTACAAAAGGTCACTCTTCAGGAGATACTTATTCCATCATATTAGAGATGGTTAAGGTTTATTCTGACTAACAGGAGAAGAACATGGCAAAAAATACATATGTCATTTCAGAAACTGGTGAATTTCCTGCGCAATATAAAGTTCTCAAATTGGGGGACAACGGTGTTTATACACCTGTGTTTGGACCTGATCCAGATTTATCTGATGCAGAACGAAAATGCGCAGAAATGAATAGTGAAACATCTAAGAAAGATAATGTTAAAGATTCCTTTACTTCCAATGCAAAAAAAGATGATGTGGGTGATAAAACACCCACTGATTCTAAGAAAGCAAAAGTAAAGAAAAAAACAGTATCTAAGAAAAAAGTAACTAAAAAATCTTCTAAGAAGAAAGTTGCTAAAAAATAATTTATAGGAAATAAAATCATGGCAGGAACAAAAAGAACTAAGGGCATGGCTGGTGGCGGTATGGCTATGAAGAAAACTAAAGGTATGGCTGGCGGTGGCATGTCTATGAAAAAGACAAAAGGCATGGCAGGTGGTGGAGCCATGAAGAGAACGAAGGGAATGGCAGGTGGAGGAGCCATGAAAAAGACAAAAGGTATGGCTGGTGGTGGTAAATCTACTAAGTACATGGCTGGCGGTGGTAAGTCAACCAAGTATATGTCTGGTGGTGGAGCTATGAAAAAAACCAAAGGCATGTCTCGCGGTGGAAGAGTTATGGGTGGTGGAGCTACTGAAACAGGTAGGGAAGCTAAAGTACAAACCTATAACGAATACGTCAAAAGAATGTTTGGTGGTGGCATGACCAGTCCACGAGGTCGTCAAGATAAAAGATCACGTTAAGCCAAAATAATATTTGGTAAGTAATCTTATGACCAAAAGGAAAAGAGATAAACCTATACCTAGAACAACAAAGGGTAAGGGAGCTAATTATCGTTCTACCGAGTCTGGTGCTGGAATGACAAAGAAAGGAGTTGCTGCATACAGAAAAGCAAATCCGGGTTCTAAGTTACAAACAGCAGTTACAGGCAAAGTTAAAAAAGGTAGTAAAGCAGCCAAGCGCAGGAAATCTTTCTGCGCTAGGTCTTTAGGTCAATTAAAAAAGAGTTCTGCTAAAACTAGAAATGATCCAAATTCTAGAATTAGACAAGCTCGTAGAAGATGGAAGTGTTAGAAGTGAGTAGAGCTAAAAAATCAAGAGTAAATGAGGCTGGTAATTACACTAAACCTACTATGCGTAAAAATTTATTTAATAAAATAAAAGCTGGTAGTAAAGGTGGAAAGCCCGGTCAGTGGTCAGCTAGAAAAGCTCAAATGCTTGCAAAGCAGTACAAAGCAAAAGGGGGTGGATACAGAAACTGATGTATCCTATTTACAATAAATTTTATTATAAACCCTTACCAGATTGTATAGAGGTTAAGAAAAGCTCAATAGAAGGTTTTGGTTTGTTTGCAGTTAAAGATATAGATAAAGAATTTGATCTTGGTATGTCACACATAAAAGTACCAATTATATGTGGGTATATCAGAACATCAATAGGCGGTTTTTTAAATCATTCTAAAAATGCAAATTGTGAATTATCTTTAGAATTAGATTGGGATGATTATAAAACATTTAATGTTTTCACAACAAAAAAAATTAAAACAGGAGAAGAGCTTACTTTAAATTATCATGTGGATAATTTAAGTTATGACGATTAATTATGTCCTATTTAATAAGCAATATACCTCAGTTCAAATGCTGGGTAAGAAAAGAGTTTACTTGTAATCATCAAAGGTATCATGGAGAATTTATTCATGCTTTAGCAATCGCAGTAAATACTATTCCTGATAGATCATTAAGTTTTCAGGTAGTGTTTACAGGTTGTGAGATAGATAGCGATGAAGAGTTAGAAAATGTGCATGGAGGTGCTATGTGGGCAAGGATGCCGATACAAGCATTAGTAGCAGACATACCAGTAGAGGAATGGGCGCTACCAATGGAAGATCACTTAGCTCAACCTTGGGATGCTGAAGCAAGAGACCACTCTGTAATTGTTATGGATAGAGTAAGTTCTAGTCCTTGGCTATGTAAAATTGCTAATGACTTTTATCAAGGCAAATATTTATTTACTGTAGACTATACTAATAACTCTATTGCAGATGATCCAGCACAACACAAACAGTCTCATGTTTTATACATAACGGAAGATTGTCCTTGGAAGGGCAACCTTATAGCATTACCAAATAATAGGGTAAGAGCTACAAGTCCTGCTTTATGGAGAACTGGAGAGGGAGCACCAGACTTTGCGCCATCTCAACACATACATTCAGCAGAGGCACATGAAAGCTATCTAGACCCATTAATAACTTTTAACAATCTTTACAGTGAAGGTTTTGGAGATGAAGAAGAATAGAGACCCAAAAGTAGGCACTGGAAAAAAACCAAAAGGTAGTGATAGAAGGCTCTATACAGATGAAAACCCAAAAGATACTGTAGGGATTAAATATGCTACTCCAGCCGATGCAAGAGCTACTGTAGCTAAAGTAAAAAGAATTAATAAACCTTACGCTAGAAAAATACAAATATTAACAGTTCTAGAACAAAGAGCTAAAGTTCAAGGAAAAAATAAACAAGCATCTATAGCAAAAAAAGGTAAAGAAGCTATAAGAAGAAAAGAGGGTAAGTAATGCCATTAAGAAAATCACAAAGGTCTCTAAAAAATTGGGGCAAACAAAAATGGCGTACTAAATCTGGAAAAAAATCCAGTGAGACAGGCGAACGCTATTTACCTAGTAAAGCTATCAAGTCTTTGAGTGATGCTGAGTATGCAGCTACAACAAGAGCTAAAAGAAAAGGTACAGCTAAAGGTAAACAGTTTGTTAAACAGCCAAAAAAGATAGCTAAAAAAACAGCAAGGTTTAGATAAAATGGTTATGTCTAGAGCACTTATGAGGAATCAGATTGCTAAGGCTCGATCTAGCAAAAAGAATAAGACTTTGAAAAAGAAAATTGCAAAAAAGAAGTCAAAAATAAAGATACCTTTAAAAATTAAAAGGATTAGAAAATAAACAATGGCTACTAGCGGGACAACAACATTTAACTTAGACATAGGAGATATTCTTGAAGAAGCCTATGATCTTTGTGGTATGGAGATGCGTTCTGGATATGATTTCAGAAGTGCTAAAAGAGCTTTAAATTTAGTTTTTTTAGAATGGCAAAACAAAGGTTTAAATCTTTGGTCAATAGAACAGAACTCGCAAACATTGACTGCGGGCACTAGCAGTTATGCATTGCCTAGCACAGCATTAGATGTGGTAGATGCATTTATAAGAACAGATTCTGGCGATGTAAATAAACAGTTCGATCAAAGGCTTAGAAGAATATCTAGAACAGAATATAATCATCAAGCAACAAAGTTGAATCAATCAAAACCAACACAATTTTTTGTTGATAAAAATGTTGGTGCATCTAATATCGTTTTATGGTCTACACCTGATAGTAGAGATACATATACATTAGTATATGATTTCATTAGCAGAGTTGAAGATGCTGGTAATCCAGCTTCTAATAATGCTGATGTGCCTACTAGATATTTACCATGTTTAACATATGCTTTAGCTTATAACATATGCACAAAAAATGATGAAGCTATCGCAAGAGCACCAATATTAAAACAAAGATACGATCAACTTTGGAATGAGGTCAGTGAAGCTGATAGAGAAAGAGCACCAGTAAGATTTGTGCCTGATTTAGTACAAGGTCGATATTAATATGTCCTATGCAAGAGCTTCTAAAGCATTAGGAGAATGTGATAGATGTGGTTTTACTTTTAAGCTAAATGATCTGCGATATGAAGTTACAGATAAAATTCGTAATGGTTTAAGAGTTTGTAGTGATTGTTTTGACGAAGATCATCCTCAGCTACATATAGGTGATGTTGATGCATCTGATGTCCAGTCTCTTTTTGATCCTAGAGTTGATAAAGGTGAGAAAGATTCAACAAGCTATTTTTCTTTTAATCCTATCGGTGGAGGTTCAAGTATATTTGGGTCAAGCACTATGGGTCTTAAAATGACAGGTGATGTCGGTAAATTAACAGTGAGTACAGAATGAGTTGGACATTTACAACATTAAAAGCAGCTATACAAGATTATACTGAAAATACAGAAACAACATTTGTAAGTAATCTTACAAATATTATAGTGCAAGCAGAAAACAGAATTATTAAATCAGTTGAGCTACCTAATTTTAGAAAAAACGTCACAGCATCTTTGACAACAAGTAATTCTTATTTAGCCACACCAGACGATTATTTATATCCATATTCTTTAGCGGTGATTGATAGTAGTAATAACTACAATTATCTTTTAAATAAAGACGTTAATTTTATTAGAGAGGCTTTTCCAGTAGAGTCTGCAACTGGTGTGCCTAAATATTATGGTCAATTTGACGATGATTTTTTTATAGTAGCCCCAACGCCTAGCTCAACATTTACGGTAGAGCTTCATTATTTTTACATACCAGAGTCAATAACAGCATCATCTGATGGCACTTCTTGGCTTGGTACTAATGCCTCTGAAGTATTGCTTTATGCTAGCTTAGTAGAAGCGTATACTTTTATGAAGGGAGAGGCAGATATATTATCTGATTACGATAAAAGATTTAAAGAAGCTCTTGGTAAATTAACCCTAGAGTCAGATAGCTATAATAGAAAAGATGCGTACAGGAGTGGTCAAAGAAGAATCAATGCTTAGTCAGCTTTCCATAGAAGAACTAGAAGGCAAGGATGTTGCAGTAGTTGCTATGGGTCAAAGTCAGATAGATTTTCATTTATCTCAGACTCACAGTATATGGTTTGATGAAGTTTGGGCAATAAATGCAATGATAGGTGTTTTACCTAATATAAGCAGAGCTTTTATTCTTGACCCAATGAGTCGTTTTTTAGATACAGAAGATGCTGGTAGCATGACAGGAATGATGCGGGCTAAATTGCCTGAAGTTAATTTTCCGATATACACATGCGAATTAGACGAAAGAGTTCCTTATGCAATAGAATATCCTTTGGATAAAATAGTTTCCTCTTTAGGGTGTTCTTACTTTAACAATACAGTTGCTTATGCTATAGCATTTGCTTTGTGGGCAAAAGTTGGAAAGCTTTCTATATTTGGTGTTGATTTTACTTATAGATCGAATATGCATTTTGCAGAGGCTGGAAGAGGATGTGTTGAGTTCTGGATTTCCAAATGCATAGATGCAGGAATGAAAATAGCTGTTGCTCCTAGATCATCATTGATAGATACTGATATAGATATAAAAGAAAAACTATATGGTTATCATAGACTTGATGATCCTAAAATTACTTATCAAGACAAAGATGGAACAATTAAAGTATGTAACTGGTCAGAAGTAGAAAAAGAAGAAAAACAAAAACCAGTTGGTATAATAAATAGAAAAGATTTAACACCAGTAGAGCCAGATAAATACTAATGCAAACAGATAAATTTGAAATATCAATAGGTGACGTAGGAGTACAAACTACTCAAAACAGAGGTCACAGCATTGAAGAAATAGCAGAAATGGCTACAAAAAAATTAATTTCTGTTAGCGATGGGGCTGATCCTATGGTTAAAGCTCAAGCATATGCATTTAGAGATAAGTGTAAAATGATAATTGCTTACTATGTAAAAGAAGGTATTAAAAACCATCTTTGCACAGTATGTAATGAATTAGAAAAACAAGGTCATAAAGAACTAGCAAATATAATAAGGAGGCTGTAATGGCTATAACTCAAGCTATGTGTACCAGCTTTAAAAAAGAGCTTTTAGAAGGAGTACACAATTTTAAAAACTCTGGAGGCAATACATTTAGATTGGCGCTATATACTAGCTCTGCTACCATGTCTGCCGCCACAACAGCGTACACAACAACCAATGAAGCAAGCGGTACAAATTACACCGCAAAAGGTAACTCGCTGACTCGTGTTGATCCATCGACATCTGGAACGACTGCGTTAACTGATTTTGCAGATTTAACTTTTGGTACAGCTACCGTAACTGCAAGGGGTTGTATGATTTATAATGATTCAGCATCGGGTGATCCAGCAGTCGCTGTATTTGATTTCGGTGGTGATAAAACATCAACTGCTGGTTCATTTACAATCACATTTCCAACTGCTGATGCATCAAACGCTGTCATAAGAATAGCATAGGAATTTAAGTGTCAGCAGGATGGGGTCGCAGTACATGGGGAAGTGGTGCTTGGGGGGAAGCTGTTGCTGTAAACATATCAGTCAGTCTCACAGGCATATCTGGTACAACATCATTAGGTAACGAATCAAGTGTAACTGGCGATGCCAACGTAACGGAAACAGGTGTAGTAGGCACATCTGCACTAAACTCTTTAGTAACCTCTGGCGATGCTAATGTAGTAGAAACAGGTGTAGTAGGAACATCAGCAGTAAATTCTTTAACTGCTTCTGGTATAGCAATAACAGGAGTATCAGGAACTGCATCAACAATAGGATTGGGTGATGAAACAGTTTCTTGCGATGGAAATACTGCTTGTACTGGAATTGTAGGGACTAGTGGTTTAGGCACGTTAGGTTTAGTTACTAACAACATTTTATCAATAACTGGTTTAGTAGGTACATCTGCTTTAGGCTCAGTAACAGTAACAGCAGATTCAAATACATCTTTAACAGGTATTTTAGGAACAGGTGAAACATCAAATTTATTTATATGGGGAGATGTTGTTCCGGGTCAAACAGCAACCTATTCTGAAGTATCTCCAAATCAAACAACAACTATTACTGAAGTGTCTCCTAGCCAAACAGCTAATTGGGAAGATATTGCAGCATAATGATATAATTTAATACAGGAAATATTATGGCAAGTACATACGTCAATGACTTACGACTCAATGAAATGGCTACAGGTGACGAGTCAGGAAATTGGGGAAATGTTACAAATACAAATTTAGAATTGGTGGCTGAAGCTCTTTCTTTCGGCACTGAAGCTATTACGACCAATGCCGATACGCACACCACCACAGTAGCCGATGGTGCAACTGATCCCGGTCGCGCTATTTTTATAAAATACACTGGCACTTTGGATTCAGCTTGCACGATTACTATAGCGCCAAACACCATTAGTAGATTGCATTTTATTGAAAATGGAACAAGTGGCTCTCAGAACATAATTATAAAACAAGGAACTGGAGCAACTGTAACTATACCTCCGGGCGATGTAAAAGTAGTTTACCTAGACGGTGCTGGTAGTGGCGCTGCTGTTGTGGATGCTTTTGCAAGTTTGTCTACAGTTGATCTAAAA